GGGCGTGACGCCAGCGGCAACCTTACCATCAACTGGACACGGCGCACGCGAGTCTCCGGCGAATGGCGCCCCGGGGTGGACGTGCCGCTTGGTGAGGCATCGGAGGCCTATGAGGTCGACATTCTCAACGGCTCCGCGGTCGTTCGCACGTTGACGTCGACGACGCCGACGGTCGCATATGTCGCCGCCGACCAGGTGACGGACTTCGGCGCCGCGCAGTCGGCGGTAACGGTGAGCATTTATCAGCTGAGCGCCGTTATCGGACGAGGGTATCCGGCGACAGCGACGGTCTAGCAGTTCCAGACGCAGCCAAGGCCGCTTCCGAGCGGCCTTTTTCTTTGGGAACCACATGGCAAACAGCACTACGAATCTCGACTTGCTTAGCGTGTCTCAGGCCAGTAAGGAGGTCACCGCGAACGCTCTGTTCGACGCTGGATCGCCCGCGATGCTGTACGGCCGGCGCGCGTCGACTACGGCGGCTCTCACCTGGGGCTATTACGGTGGAGGCCTGCTTATATCCGGCTCGATTACCGTGATCGCCAACGGCACTGTGACGCTTACCGCGTCGGCGACAAATTACGTGGAAGCCGATCCGGCTACGGGCGCGGTATCCTACAATACCACTGGCTTCACGACGGGCAAAGTTCCCTTGTACGAGATCGTGGCCGGAACGGCCAGCGTGACGAGTTACATCGATCGGCGCGCGGTTGCGCTGGCGGGTACCTATGATGAGCTTGGAGCGGCCTCCAGCGCAGTCGCTGCGCACGTTGCGGCTAGCGACCCGCATTCGCAATACTTGACGCAGACAGAAGGCGATGCGCGCTATGCCGCCATCGCAAGCGCAGGGGTCAGCAGCGTCAACGGACACACCGGCGCCGTCACGTTGGCTGCAACTGACGTTGGTGCGGTTTCCAGCGTCAGCCTGTCCGTGCCTGGCTTGCTCTATACCGTGTCCGGCAGCCCCGTAACGTCCAGCGGAACACTGGCATTCGCACTCAAGACCCAAGCCAAGAATACCGTACTGGCCGGCCCGACATCAGGCGCAGATGCAACGCCAACGATGCGCGCGCTCACGCAGGCGGATTTGCCGGCGCAGCCATTCGACGTAACGGCTTTTTACCCCGGCGTGCCATCGGCAAGCGTGAGAGTCACTCGCGTCCCGATCGCACGCGCGGTGGCTTTCCCGTCGAATTTCGCCGGTAGTGTTGGCATCGCAAGCGTGGCCGCGACCGCATCGACAGCATTCGATGTGCGGAAGAATGGCACGTCAGTCGGTACGATCACCTATGCCGCGGGCGCAACGACCGCCACGTTCAGCACCAGTGGCGCCGTCTCTTTTGCGGCCGGCGACTACCTGTCCATCGTCGCGCCGGCCACGCCGGATGCAACGCTCGCTGACCCGGGCTTCGTGCTGGCCGGCACTCGCTAACGAGGGGTTTTATGACAACCAATTTCTACTTTATCGGCGGCGAGGATCACGATTTCTCGAAAATCGGTAGTTGCACCGTCAATACTGCGACAACGGCAGGCCGGCGAACCGCATATGCCCGCTGTGCTTTACAGGTTGCGGCAGCCTCGCTCACGGACGGCTGGGTCGGGTCGTTCAGTTCGGCCCAGTCCTCATTCTGGCTTGCCGCGAGAATGTACCTCAACAACAACAACAATTCGACGGCAAACGTCGAGACAATCGCCTTCACCGATTCAGCCGGGGCGCGAAGACTGGTTATCCGCACTGGCTCCGGCACCAACCCATTTGCACTGGTGAAGCGCAACGCAAGCAACACGAACACGGCACTGGTAACCCTGTCGGTGTCGCCTTCGGTGGCATTGGTGCGGTGGGATATCCAAGTCAACTACGGCACCTCCGGTAGCATCAATATTTACATGGACGGCGCGCTCGTGGGGTCGTACACGGGTGACGTAACGACAGACAGCGTCACATCACTGTCCGGCTTTGTTCTCGGCGGGACATCGACGACCGCGACGAATGCGCTCTGGTCGGAGGTCATAGTCTCGGACTCGGATACGCGCGGGCTGAGCCTCGTCACTTTGACGCCAAGCGCAAACGGCAATGCCTTCACATGGGATTCCGGCAGTTATACCAGCATCAATGAGACGACACTGGATGACTCTAGCGTAATGTCCAGCGGGACGTCCGGAGAACTCGCTCAATTCACGGTGAACTCAAGCGGGATCACCGGCAATCCGGCAATTAAGGCGGTCGCAATCACCGCCAGGGGAGCAAAAGGCGGCACGGGGCCGCAAAACGTCAAAATGAACGTTCGGACGAGCGGGATCGATTACATGTCGAGCGCCATAGCCTTGCCGGCGGCACTAAACCGGGTGCAGGGTGTATTCACGACGAACCCCGGCACATCCGGCCCGTGGGCCTACACGGATCTGACCGCTACGGGCTTCAATATCGGCATCGAATCGGAGCCGTAAATCATGGCCGATATATCCAAGGCTTCAGGTTATGCGGTCACGGGCGGGAGCGACACGAGCGCAATTGTCACAAAATTGACTGCGTACGCCGTCACGGATACACCCAGCACGGTCGTGACTATCTCAAAACTGGTCGGCTATACCGTCATTGTCGATTCGTCGAACAATGCAAGGCCTCAAGTCTTCGTCTGCACTTAATCGAAAGGTCATCATGGATTTCACCATCAGCATCACCGACAACCCGAAGGCCGTCGCCCTGCAACGTGCGCTGGACGCCTACAACGCGAGCAACCCACAGCTGACGTCGGAGGCATTCCTGCAGAAGCTAGTCGACGGGCAGTTGTCGAATCTCGTCGCGTCGTACACCGTCGCGCAGATGGACCCGTTCACATGGCTCAAGACGCGGTTCACGGCTGAAGAGCGCGCCGCTATCCGTGCCGCAGCACTTACGGATGGTGCCATTGCCGACCTGTGCGCCATGACTGACAAAGCGAGCATCATCCATTTTGATGATCCGCTGACGGTCGGTGGTGTGGCCCTACTGGAGTCAAAAGGCCTGATCGCCGCCGGCCGCGCCGCGCAGATCCTGGCCCTGTAGCCTCAATCCTCCCCGTCCAACGAGCCGCCTACGGGCGGCTTTCTCTTTTGCGAGGTCGCTATGGCGCGAGTGCGCTTGCTTGGCATCTGGCTGGTCTGCGTCGTGTGCGCGGTGCTCGCGGTGCCGTGGATGCTCGTTTCCGTCATCGTCAATTCCCCGCGCGCCTGGACCTTCGCCAAGGGGTTCGACCGTGTCGGAAACGTGATGTCGGGCGGCGGCGATGACGAATACCTGAGCTCTCGGGCGCAGCGTGTGCGCAAGGAGGGGAGGCGTTGGGCATGCGTCCTGTGCCGGCTCCTCGACAATTTCGACCCGGGGCACTGCGACAAGTACTGATCGAGCCGGCGCCGACCGGAAAACACTTCCCTCAACCAGGCCGCTCATCGCGGTCATCTGCGCGAGTCCACATGGACCACCTCAAACACATCTTCGATGCCGGATCAACGGTCGCGGCCACCTTCACGATCATTGGCTGGTTCGCCAACGTGCTGCCGCCAATGGCTGCGTTGGCCTCGATTCTCTGGATCGCATTCCAGTTCTATCACTCGGCGCCGATGACAGCGCGCAGGCGAGCTAGAAAAGAAGCGCGAGAAAGAACGAAGGGGGATATGTGAATCCAAACCTCAAGGCCCTTCTGGACACGATCGCCACGAGTGAACTGACGGCACGGCTGCTGCTGGCCTCGGACAACGGCTACAACGTCCTCGTCGGAAGTACGCCTGATCACCCGCGCTTGTTCGCTAGCTACGCCGATCACCCGCGCCAGTTGATCGATCTGCCGCGGCTCGGCATCAAGTCCACGGCAGCCGGCCGCTACCAGCTGCTCGCGCGCTACTTCGACGGCTACAAACGGCAACTGGGCTTGCGCGACTTTTCGCCGGCGAGCCAGGACGCGATCGCCGTGCAGCAGATCCGGGAGCGTGGCGCTCTCGCCGATGTAGAGGCTGGGCGATTCGACACCGCGGTCGCGAAATGCTCGAGCTGCTGGGCGTCACTTCCGGGTTCGACCTATGGGCAGCACACAAACGACCTGGCGGACCTGCGCCTGGTCTTCATTAAGGCAGGAGGGCAACTGCAATGCTGAATTGGATGAGGAAGCAGTTTCGGGACATCTTTACCGAGCCTGATGGGGAAACCATCTGCGTCGTCAGGGTGATGGGCGTATGGGTTGCGCTGCAAGGCAATGCTCTCGCCATCTGGGATGTCGTCGTGCAGCACGCGCATTTCGATTTCCAGACCTACGGCCTCGGTATGGGGGCGACGCTGACCGCGCTCGGCGTGGCGCTCGGAATGAAGAAGGATACCCAGCCATGAGCATCGATCGCGCATTCTTCCTTGGCATGGCCGCCGGGGCTTTCATGGCCGCCATCGTCGTCATCTACGCCGCCGCCACGCTGATGGCTGACAGGTGGCGCCGATGATCGCCGCGTTACTCCTGCGGCTCGCGCCGTACAAGCTTGCGTTCGAGATC